GCCCTAGGAGCGTTCTTGCCTACGCCACATTATTACGAGGAGACATGGTGCTCATACTTTGCACGTCACCTAGGATATAACGTAGTTTACGATGGCAGTGTATCAATCGGACATAGCTGGCACGCTTCGTCCGCAAAGCCTGGAGAAGGCGTAAGTCACGTAGACCATTACTTTCCTATATCAAGAGAGATTTTTAGAAAAGCTTGCGATCATATTGGGATCGAACGAGACTAAGTAAACTAATTTTACACAACAATAGAAAGAAGATAAAATGTCAGATCAATTTAATGTTTATTTATATAATGCAGAAGTAGTTAAGGTAGTAGATGGAGACACGTTCAAGATAAATATTGATCTTGGATTTGAAGTACACCTTGGGCCAAAGAGCGTAAGACTTTATGGTGTTAACACTCCCGAAAGCCGTACTAAAAACCTTGAAGAAAAGAAAATGGGACTGGCTGCAAAAGAATTTACTGATCAATGGATTAAAAAAGCTGGCAACTATGTAAAAATTGAAACTATCTTAGATAAGAATGAAAAGTATGGTAGAATACTTGCTAAAGTATGGAATGAAGCTGGCGAATGTCTTAACACTGAAATCGTTAAGGCTGGACTAGCTAAAGAATATTTTGGCGTAGGCGATAAAACTTTTGAAGAATTTAAGAAGGCGTAATGCAAACTTTTTTACCATATCCAGATCTTAAAAAGTCAGTTCGGGTATTAGATTATCGTAGACTTGGAAAGCAACGAGTAGAAACTTTTCAAGTTTTAAATATCTTACTTGATCGCACCCCAACAAAAGGATGGCGAAACCATCCAGTAACACGCATGTGGTCAGGTTACGAATCCGCCCTACAGCTTTATCAAAATTATACTATTCAAGAATGGGTCAACAGAGGCTACAAAAACAATATGCAATTTGAAGAAATATTAATTCTATCTCCACAAATGCCCAATTGGTTTGGCGATGAAGCATTTCATAGATCACATAGGTCTAACCTATTAAGAAAAGACTATGAATACTATAGCCAATTTTTTGATGAGCCCATAGACTTAGAATACAGTTGGCCAGTATGAGCATCACTGTTTATTTAGCTGGAGCAATGGATTACGTTGGTGACTACGCTCTTGGCTGGAGAAAAGAAGCCACTGAATTACTTAAGCAGAGAGACTATAAAGTTCTTGATCCTACCTCTATACCAGAAGAGGATACTATGTCAGCAGAAGAGATAGTCCAAAAGAATTTGTTTATGCAGAAGCGATCAGATATTTTGCTGGTAGAATACATGCTAGAAGACAGAGCTTACATAGGCACTGACTTTGAAATGGCATACGCAAAACTAAACAATCAACCCGTAATAGTTATATGCTCAAAGCAAAATAGTGATCGACCTTATATGAAATATATGTCGACAAAACTTGCCGAGAGCGTTGCTGATGCTGTAGAATATATATCAATACATTATCCAACAAACCAATAAAGGAAAAAAATGTCAGACAATAAGTTCAAATACTTTACGGTAGAAACCGTAACCGTAGTAAAAGCTAATAGCAAAACAGATGCAGAAAAGCTTGCGATGGGCCGTCGTGGTGTAGCAGGAGAGGTTATCCTGAAGACTACAGACGTTGAAAGAATCACTGCAATTCAAGCTCGTAAGCACATCGTTATTTAATTATCATTATTAGCAATCACCAAGCGTGGGGTTCGTCCCCACGCTTGGTTTATCTTTAAGGAAAAAGATGATTTACGGATTAGTTGTAGCCAGAAACGAAGAAGATAGGTATTTAGAAAAATTCCTACAAAGATTATCTACACAAGTAGATAAGATAATATTTACAGATGATTGTTCAACTGACAACACTGTAGAAATCGCCAAGAAGTATGCAGAGGTATATTCTACTTCTGAAAATATGTTCATAAAACACGAGGGTGCCCTTAGAGCAGAGGCTTGGGCTAACCTTGGTAAGCACGCTAAACCAGGCGACTGGGTTGTAGCTATAGACGCAGACGAAATACTGTACACAATGGATAACGAATCCATAAAGGACACATTGGATAAGTCTCCATTCGACGTAGTAAATGTTAGAAGATGCGAAATGTGGGATGAAAATTCCTACAGAGTAGATAAGATGTGGGCTCCGCATAACACTAGTAGAATTTTTAGGTATGCAGCTAATGGAGTCTACAAAGATAAGAGATTAGCTTGTGGCTCTGAACCAACCTATGTAGATGAATGGATAAGACTTGGCAATAGATGGTACGACAATCCATTCATAATGCAACACCTAGGGTATGCAAGACTGGAAGATAGAGTATCAAAGCACGAGCGTTACATGACTCTTGACAAGGGTGAGTTTCATAATATAATACACTTACAATCAATATTGGACAATAACCCAACTTTAATTAATTGGGGTATTTTTGGAAACAAAGAGGTAAACTTAAAATGACTATCATAAATAGCAGAGAAACAATAAAAGAATTGACTTATAAAATGTCAAGAAAAGAGCACTTTGCTTTTGTAAACTTCTCTAGGTCAGCACTTCTCGCTGCTACCGGAAAGATACCAGCAGAAAAAAGACCTCCTAAACCTTTTGTAAAGTCAATCATTAATGCCTTAGAGGTAAAGAATAATAATTACATGAAAGCTATTCCTACTCATATGATCGGTCAGGGTTCTGGTTTTTCTGTAAGCGAAATTAAGAGCCTTGATAATGAAAAGATATACGATGCCGGCATGCTTGAGTATTATTATGTTTCTAAAAAAGATATTTTTGATTCTTTTATCGAGCATTACATTAAATACAGCTCGACATTAGTTGTTTCTTTCCATGAAAAAAAGACTATACAAAAAGTTATAGGGTCACCTAAGCATTACCTACAGGTTCCCTACAATGACTTCTATGACAAGCTAGATTCAATTTATGAATCTATAATTGCCTATGAAAATATAGACTACTGCATACTCGATTGCCCGGTGCTAGCGTCGGCGTTAGCTACAGCTCGACATTAGTTGTTTCTTTCCATGAAAAAAAGACTATACAAAAAGTTATAGGGTCACCTAAGCATTACTTACAGGTCCCTTACAATGATTTCTATGACAAGCTAGATTCAATTTATGAATCTATAATTGCCTATGAAAACATAGACTACTGCATACTCGATTGCCCGGTGCTAGCGTCGGCGTTAGCTCCTAAAATTTGGGCTAACTCAAACATGTCTATATTAGACTTTGGAAAAGTATTTACAATAGCTAGCAAGTAGTTCTTATGCGAAGAGGTTCAAATCCGCATAAAGACAATGACGATACCGAATACATGGTAGACTTGCTCATGGAAACATCTATGTCTTTAACTGAAATAGCTAAAGAATTAGGTTGGACAATTAACGCTTTGAATAAAAAGATTAATCAGTTGGGTCTTAACTGGATAAAAACTAGACATAAAAAAATGTCCAGAGGTCAAGCAGCTTTAACTGATCTGATGCAAAAGCTTTTGCCCAACGAATCCATAGTAAGCGAACATCATATTGGAGATAGGTTAAAGCTTGACATATACTGTCCTAAGTATAAGATAGCTGCCGAGTATCATGGCCGTCAGCACTTTTATTATACTGGAAGATTTTTTAATTCAAAAGAAGATTTTGAAGAAGCAGTAGAAAGAGATGAAAAAAAGGCAACACTTTGTCAAGAACAAGGTATTGCTCTTCTAGTCTTTAGATATAACGATAAGCTAACTGAAGAAGCAGTTTTTTCTAGAATACTGGAAGCAATAAAGAACTATGTTCCATCAGAAGAAAAGACTAATAAATATAATAATAAAATATCTGAAAGCAAGTTCTATCAAGACGCAAAAAAGAGATATAATACTATCCAAAGAAAAAGATACAAAGAACTAAAGGAAAAAAATGGCAATAGAAGAAAATAACAATACTTATCCTATTGAGTATCAGATATTTGCGCTATGCCTAAGACACCCTGGTGCAATAAACTTTTTTTACGATAATTTAAAAGCAGATATAGTAGGAATTAACCATGGAGAAAATGGTGTATTCGAATTCTATAATGCAATTCTAGCTTTCCATAAAGCAACACAGCTAGACATAGTTGATCCAATAGCATTTAGGTCTTGGCTGCAAACAGAGACTGAAATATACGAAGCACTAGGAGGCCATGTAGGCACCCAAGCTATGTTTAATATACTGATGAACATAGACTTGTCTAGCGCAGAGTCCATACTAAAAGTCATAGAACATAAAGCGAACAAGAGAAAACAAATAGACTATCTACAAGAACTGCAGATTTTAATTACACAAAAATCAAGCAAGTCAGATGAAGACGTAGAAAGAATATCTGTTTTAACTAATAAAATTAGAGAATTAGAAAATGATATTAACTATAATCCCTTAGAGCATGTTACTACAGCAAACGATATATCTAATAGAGCAGAAGAATTGCTGGTAATACCAAATTTTTTACCAACTCAATTTAAGTCCCTTAACAGAGCTATGGGCTACACTGACGAGGGAGGGTTCTTTAAGGGAGCAGTGCACGCTATCATAGCACCTTCTGGCAAGGGAAAAAGCACATTTGCTAAGTGCCTAGTTAATCATTGGGTTGAGGTAGGTTATTCGGCATTGTTTATTAATTTTGAAGAAGCTGTGTCCCATTGGGAAAGAGTTCTAATGACTCAAATTATAGGACAAAACGTTTATTCAGAAGCAGGGAAGTGGTCTCAGGAAGAAAAAGATAAGCATCTTAAAACTTTTAAAGATAAGATGGAGCAGTGGGGAGATCGATTCATGGTAAGACATGATCCAGAAACCCCATACTTTGAGGACCTAGAAAGATGGCTCAGAGACATCATGGGCCATAATGCCAAGCTTCCGGACGTTATAGTTATCGACACCATACAGTCCATGTTTACACGAGGCGGAAAAGGTAAGCCAAGATGGGGCGAATTCGAAGAGATGATGGTTCGTTTAGAGAAGTTAGCTAGAGATATGAACTGTGCTTTTATAATAACCGCACAAGAAAACTCTAATAGAATGAAAGAAAAGAGAAGAGATGATGGTTCGTTTAGAGAAGTTAGCTAGAGATATGAACTGTGCTTTTATAATAACCGCACAAGAAAACTCTAATAGAATGAAAGAAAAGAGAGAAGTAGTCCAACAATCAGACACTGGTGGCTCTCTTGCTATCCAACAAAAGTGTGCAGTGACTATCTTTATAACAGATAAAAAACTAGCATCAGGCGATGAGTCAGAAGAGGACTATGTAATGCAACTACAGATACCAAAAAATAGAATAACTGGCTCTACATTCGTATATGACCCACCCTTAGTAAGATATAATGATACTACTAAGTCTTACGAAGACTACGAAGTTGTAACAAATGATACCTATTCTACTTCATCTTTACTAGATGATTTATTAAGTGGAGATTTTTCTTAATGATAAAAATAACGCCTAAGGCGATCAAAGATTTTCAAACATGCGCACTGCTTTTTGATTATAGGTACAACCAAAAGCTTCCGGAAACCATCCTTAGTAGGAACGTTGTAACTGAAAGATTTGAGAATACATTAAAGAATGTAATAAATTTCTTTCTATACAAAAGACAAAGCGGTCAAACCCCATCCTATGCTGCTGTATTAAATAGATGGGAAAAGCTTTGGTTTCCAAAAGATACTTCGGCACAAGATATCATAAACGATAAGCACGAAAGCGCTTACGGCAACATGGCTAGCCTAACATCCAAGGCTGCTGGCGTTTTACTTTCATTCTATAATTATTTTTCGGACCCAGAGCTTGTCCCAATAGGCATATCAGAGGACTACAATCTTCCAATAGGAAAAGTCTTAATAACCGACAGCTTTGATATTATTTATATTAAAAATGGCTATACCAATGTAGTTAAATGGGTCTTCAATTACAAGGACAGCCATGAGCATTTGTATAATGTTGACTTTGTCTCGATGCAGTATGCGTATACAAAAAATAGGGACAGTAAAAACAAGAACGTTAGATATGGTTACTTTGATATCATGTCGGCAAATCCCAAAGTTGAATATGTTGATTTTGTTCAGGAAGATGTGGACTCATTGAACTTTTGGGTAGATGAGCTTAGCTCGTGCAACAACTTCGTACCAAGAAGAGGGTTGACTTACTACTGCAAACGATGTCCGTTTGACACACCATGTTCTAAATGGTCTAATTGGAAAAAAGATAAGGAAAATAAAGATGACAAAAAATAAAAACGATAACCTATTAGATTCATTTTTAAAAGATGAAAAAATAGTTTCAATGATAGAAGAAGAAGATGTGATACTAGCTCCTTTATTAAAGGAAATTTCCTTTATATCTAATGATGGATTAAAGTCTTTTGTAAGATCAATATTAGTCAGAGCAGATTCTTTTTGGAAAATACCATCATCTTTCTCTGGAAAATATCATCCACCAGATGAGCATGGCGAGGGCGGTAATGCTCTCCATACAAAGAGAGTGGTTAGGGCAGCAAAGATGCTTTGCCAGTCTCATAGTATGAGTGAAGAAGAATCTGATTTAATTTTTGCAGCTTGCCTTCTTCACGATGTGACTAAAGGTAAGATAGATAAAGATGGTTGGTTTTCTTACGACAAAATGCATCCATATACCGTTGGTGAGTTTGTTAAGTACTGTCAAGAAGATGATAAAAAGTTTGCAAGCGACATCCATTCATCTACGCTGTACGTAAACGAAGATGATGTTCAAACAATACTTAGACTTGTAAGATGCCACCTTGGCCCGTGGTCCCCCATACCGGAAACCGTACCAATAACTTACCTAGATCAAATAGTGCATGTAGCAGATAACATAGCTTCAAAGATCCACTACATATTGGATGGCGATGATATCATAGAGGGTAGATGGAAAGATCATGGAACCACTACTTAATAGAATAAATAAAAGAAACTTTCTAGTATCAAATTTAGAAAGCTACATCCAAGAATCTGTTTACTATAGAAGTTATTCGTTTGAGCTCAATAACAAAAATAAAAAAACAATAATCTATAACTTTGTAAATAATTCTGGTAAAGGTAAAATACAGTGAGACCAACTACTGATGAGAAAAAGTTTTTAAAAGACTGGAAATTTGTTGAGGTAGCTAGATACGTTGATTCTTTGTCTAAGGTTATCAGAGAAAAAGATGGCGACGACCCACTGCTAATACCTTTTGACCAAGTTGAAAAGTATTCAGACAAACATAACAATGTTGGCGTGTACACTTCTGTTTGGCTTTACAATAATAAAGATATCAATAAGGCAACTAGATATTCTAATCTATATTTTGATTTAGATAACTCAGATATATCTATAGCGTATGAAGAAACCCTAAAGTTAGTAAGCATACTAAAAAATAAAATTTCAGAAGAAGCTATAAAGATATATTTTACTGGTAAAAAGGGGTTTCATATTGAATGCGAGGGTTCAGCTTTAGGTATAACTCCGTCTAATGATCTCCATGTTCTATTTAGGTTTGTTGCTTCAGACATAAGATCTTCCTATAATATAACAAGCTTAGACCTAAGCGTATATGACGCTAGAAGAATGTGGAGATTGCCTGGCAGCAAACACCAGAGCACTGGCTTGTACAAGACGCTCCTAACTATAGATGAATTTAACAGTGGTTTAGAAACTATCTTTTTAATTAGCAGAAACTTTAAGTCTAGCGACTATAGCGACGTAGGTTTTGATTACAAATCAAATGAATGGTATAGGGAATATTCCTATAAAATGGAAGCAGATAAAGAGAGAAGTAAAGATTACCTTTCCTATTTCAATAAGCATGGGTCTAAAGGCTTAAAGCAAATAGATGATTCACCAAAAGTATTTTCTCCACATGTTCTATTTAAAAACTGCCCAGCAATAAAAAGAATATATCAAGAAGCTAAAGAAAAACATGACATAGATCATGAATCAAGACTGTTTCTGTGTTCAATTTTAACATACACAGATGATGCCATTGAGCTTCTACATGAAATACTAAGTCACTGTAGCGACTATAACGTACAAAAATCTACATCTCATATAAATGATTGGATAAGAAGAAGAGAAATTGGGATAGGAGGCAGACCATACACCTGCGAAAGAGCAAACTCAGTAGGCGTTGGGTGTGGCGATTGCCAACTAGAGGGAAGAAAGAAATGGGTTAAGGTTGGAGAAAAATTTGTAGAAACAAATATAAAATCTTCTCCTTCACCAATAAGATTCGCATACAAATCAACTAAAAAGGAGAAAAAAAATGAATAATGTAAATAATCCAGATGATGTTATCGGCGTATGTTCTGAATGTAATTCAGATCAACCTATGAGCTATATGGAAAAAAGCCCATTTGCTCAAGCGGGGCAGCCAGTACCATGCAAGTTCTGTGGCGGTATAGTTTTGATTACATACAGAGAAACTAGAAACAACACAATAGATAGCAGCAATAAAGGTAGAGGCATAAACTAATTAATGAAGAATTGGACAAACCTACATAACCACACTGTTTTCTCTATGCTAGATGGGCATGGCGACGTAGAGGAATACCTAACTAGAGCCAAGGATCTTGGACGTAGAGGAATACCTAACTAGAGCCAAGAATCTTGGCATGTTGGGCTTAGCTACCACGGATCACGGTAACATACACTCGTGGTTAGACTTCTACGATGCTGGTATGGCATGTGGCGTAAAGCCAATACTTGGTTCCGAAATGTACCAGGCTAGAAAAAGTAGGTTTGATAGAGATGAAGAGGAAAGATCCGGCCCATCAAAAAATGAATGGGAACAAAGAGGGCCATACCATATAACTATATTGGCAAAGAATAATATTGGTTACCACAACATAATAAAGATGTCATCTAAGGCTTTTACCGAAGGCTACTATGTCAAACCAAGAGTCGATCATGACTTAATATCACAACACTCCGAAGGAATAATAGTTTTGTCTGGGTGTCTTAACGGAGAGGTTTCGCAGGCCCTTCTTAGAAAGGACTATAAAACAGCCCTGAACCACGCAGCAAAGATGCAGCAGATTGTTGGTAAGGAAAACTATTTTATTGAAATACAAAACCATGGCATAGCAGAGCAGCTTGCGATCATACCAGATTTAATTAAAGTAGCTAACCATATAGGCGCAAAGATTATCCCATCTGGCGACTGTCACTACGTACACCAGCGTGACGCCCACGCCCACGACATAATGCTTTGTGTTGCAACAAACTCAAACATTCATACTCCGGATAGATTTTCTTTTTCTGGAGATCATTTTTACCTGCAGTCTTATGATCAAATGTCTTCTGTCTTTTCTGAAGACCAACTAAAAAATACCATGCACGTGTATGACATGATAGATCTTAAGTTAGATTTTGGCGATATACATTTTCCTAATTTTCCAATACCGACAAAAGAAACGTCTACAGAATACTTTGAAAGACTAGCATGGGATGGCCTAAGAGAAAAGTATGGACAAAACTTACCACAAAATATAGTCGATAGAGCAGAACATGAAATCAAGGTAGTAAAAGAAATGGGCTTTCCAGAATACTTTTTGGTTGTTTCCGATCTTGTACGCTGGGCCAAGTCTAATGACATAACAGTTGGCTGGGGAAGAGGTTCAGCAGCAGGGAGTATTCTGTCCTATGCTTTTGGTATAACTAACTTAGACCCAATTAAGTTTGGCCTATTGTTTGAAAGATTTCTTGTAGAAGGAAGAAAGTCGATGCCCGACATTGACTTAGACTTTGATGATAGACATAGAGACAAGGTTATAGAATACGCAAGACAAAAATACGGAGAAGATAAAGTAGCCCACATATGCACCTTCAACAGAACGGGAGCAAAGCAATCTATTCGAGATGCAGCCAGAGCTCTTGGTCTCGATTATGCAAGTGGAGACAGAATAGCAAAGCTAGTACCTCCGCCGGTATTGGGTGTTTCAAAAAACCTAAAAGATTGTATGCAAGTTACAGAATTTAGTGCAGCCTATAACACAGAAGAAAACAGTAAGCTAATCATAGATACGGCATTTGGTTTAGAGGGCGTAGTTAGACAAACCGGAATCCACGCTGCAGGTATAGTTATATCTAAAGAGCCATTGATAGAGTACCTCCCAGTTATGAAAAAAGGAGCGGACAACCCGCTAGTAACACAATGGGACATGGGCAGAGTCGAACAATGTGGTCTGTTAAAAATAGACTTTCTTGGTTTAAGAAACCTTGGAGTGATAGATCAATGCATAAAGATTGTAGAAAAAAGAACAAACAAAAAAATCATACTTGATGACATACCATTAGACGATGAAAGCACCTACAGAGAACTATGCAAGGGGAATGCTATGGGTGTTTTCCAACTAGAGTCTGCAGGTATGCGCGAGCTGATGATACAAATGCAGCCTAGATCAATTCAAGACATCATGGCTTTGATATCCCTCTATAGACCAGGCCCAATGGGTTCGGGTATGGATAAGCTTTATATCGATAGAAAAAATGGTAAGGCTAAGATATCTTATGTGCATGAAAAGATGGAAGATGCATTGGGTTCGTCGTTAGGCATTATGCTTTACCAAGAAGATGTTCTAGCGGTAGCGCGCAGTCTTGCAGGCTTCTCGGCTAGTGAAGCCGATGACTTAAGAAAAGTAATTGGTAAGAAGCAGATGGATAAGATAGCAAAGATAAGAAAAAGTTTTGTTACAGGATGTATTAACAATTCTGGTTTGACGAAGTCAATCGCAGATAAAATATTTTCTGACATTGAGTTCTTTGGTGGCTATGGTTTCAACAGAGCTCACGCAGCAAGTTACGCAATGATATCTTACGTAACGGCATACTTAAAGACCCATTACACAGCTGAATACATGGCAGCTTTAATAACTTCAGTAGCTGGCAACAAAGAAAAACTATTTTTATACCTAAACGACTGCAGAAAATTAAATATAAATGTTCTTCCTCCATCAATTAATAAATCTGGTGTAGACTTTGAGGTTGAGGATGATAATAATATTCTATTTGGTTTAGGTTCAGTTAGTGGCATCGGTGCTTCAATAGCAGAATCAATAATACTAAAAAGAGATACTAAAAAACCATATGTTAGTATGTACGATTTTTTTAGAAGATGCGATCCAACTGTATTAAAAAAGTCTACCTTAGAACATCTATCGTACGCTGGCGCTTTGGATGAATTGATTCCAGAAATGGAAGATGAAGATTTAAATAGATCAGTTGAGCTTTCTATTTTAGAAAAAGAAAAAGAAGAGCTAGGAATCTATGTTACAAAGCACCCCCTAGAGGGGACTTGGGACAAGATGAAACCAAACATAGACGTTGAACTAATCCAAATACCCGAGTGCGTAACCAACAGTTACCTAAAGGTTGGAGGAATCATTACCGCTTCTAAAAAAATAATAACCAAAAAAGGTGCAAGAATGTTTAAGTTTAACATCGAGGACCCAACTGGTGAGTTAGAAATAATAGTATTTCCCAAAGACGCCAAAAATTATTCAGATGATTTTTTTAAAGTAGGCGAAATAGTTTATATATCTGGGGCACTAAATAGGGAAACCGATGATGAGAATTCAAGCTATAG